CGATTCGGGGAACACCAGTGTCTGTCCGTCTTGTACAAAGGAACTTAAATCTTCCGCTTCATTCAACCATGTATCTATTTTCTCATACTCCTCTTTTAAGGAGGTAAGGAAAACAATCTTTTGTGTGGGAAGTGTAACAGGCGGCGCCGCAAGGAACAGTCCCCCGGTGCCAGCCATATAGGCAGCGGTATCCATTCCGCACCCGCTTGCAATTTCAATTGTGGCAAAAATAGCCATTGCCAACAGCATAAATAATTTGATTACTCTTTTCATTTCTTTTAATTCTTAATTGTTAATTCTTAATTGTTAATTGTTAATTGTTGCTCCGTAACCGGATCTGTTACCAAATTATGAGCCTCTGCCCATTGAGCGTAATCGGCTTCCAATTTTTTGTATTTATCCGGTTCTTTTTCTCGCATCAGGCTTAATGCCGCAGGATCTTTTCTGAAGTAATCGTAAAAGCTCCAACTGTTGCGCTCGCTTGCCATTGCCATTGATGTTCCGCCTCCGGAATTTTGCGTAAAATTTCTCACTTGATCTGAAAGTTCCTTGCCTTCGTCTTTCTCCGGCTTTTCATCTTTCTTCGGGTCATTTGCAGGAGGCGTTCTTGCTTCCAGCATCTTCTCTACGGTGTCGTAATCAGACAGCGCAAGTTTTTGGAGGGATTCAACTTCGCCATCATGCACAACGCCGCGCTGATGATGAAGTTTTACTAAGTTTTTGACGTTCTTTTCATACGCCGCCGCTAACTGTTTTAGCAACTCGTCATTCGGATTTTCTTTTTCTAGTTCCATCTCTTTTTTTGGATTTTCGTTATTAATAATATGTAATTTATAATCTTCGCCTTCCGGCGTTGAAAGTCTTACCGCGTTCTTTTGTCCCGGAACTGTTACTAAACTAACCTCCAGCAGTTCGCTTTTAGTAATGGTTGAATACCTTTGACCCGGTACAAGCATCGAAGGATCGTCGCTTTCGGAAACAGGAACAATACTCAAACTGCATGCATTCATATAGCCGTCCGTATATTTCCAGTAAAGTCTAACAGCTTCATCATCGTTCCTGTCAAACTCTACGGTTCCAAGAAGCTGACTGTTTTCTATACGCAGGTTCTTCCATTTTCCAACAGGAGCAACCCATGTATTATGCTGAACACAGCACACTGGATTTTTTAAAAAACCATTAAAATCAATACCCTCTACAAGCAACCGCCACCCTTTACGGTTTAACGTATTGTCGCAAATGATAAAATCATATTCAAGTATTTCCGGTAATTTTCTTTCCTTTGCCATTTTTTGATTTTTAAAAATTACAATTGAGACTGCAAAACTAAACGCTAATTTTTATTTCGGCGAAAACAGTAAGGCAAAGGCTACCGCCGGCATCAAAGGAATGCAGATTATTGTTACGGACGTGTTCTGCCGGCAAACAGACATCAGCGTGGCGCTCGAATATCATTACAAAAAGGCAAAGGAAGTGTTGAAACAAAACAGTGCTTTCATGTCATTTTACGATGCCAGCGTTGCACAGGAAGCGGTTTACGATCCGCAGTGGAGACAGGCGGCCGTCAAATACGGTTGCTTTCAGATACCGATACCGCAACGCAGCACGGTTGACAAATACATAAAAATTGATACCGTACTTGTCAATATGCTGCTGTCCGGCGTACTGGCATTCAGCAGGGAACTTGAACACAACCCCGACTGGGCGGAAGCAAAAGCGCAGATGCTTAACTTTGAAAAGGGCGGTAAATATCCCGTTGACTTTCCCGATGCGCTTGCCGACCTGCTTATCCAAATTCAAGACCTCGTGGGAATCGGAGAAACAGATGCCGAAAATGGAAACAAACCTATCATCGTAAAACGAAAACGGGGAGGATATTAATCAATGAACAATGAATAATTAACAATTATGTTTTTAGAAAAAAGTGAATTAAAAACGGTGGCGCAAATTCCCATCATTGACAAAATTATCAATATGGATGATGAAATTGTAACTGATATTATAGACGAAAGTATCAGTTTGATGAAAGGGTATTTAAGTCGCTACTACGATGCGGAAACCATTTTTGCTCAAGAGGGTGAAGGCAGACATAAAATGGTATTAAAGCGTTTGAAGGATATTGTAATCTACGAAATCTACGAACGCCACACAAGAGAACAGAACCTTGTAGCTCAGCGCCGCTACCAGGAAGCAATGGCATGGCTCGAAAGGTTAAATACCGGCGAGTTCTCAGACCATACACTTCCAACCGTGTCAGATGGAGAAGACGACATTACAGGCGCAACAGGAGATACACGCTTTGGCGGAAACACACGCTATTTCTCAAGATACTGATCAATGAACAATTTTCCCCGCTGGCGGGGCAGGGGGTGGAAATCAATGAATAATTAACAATGAATAATGAATAATTACAATGAATTATACTGCTACAACAACAGAAAATCAAAGTCTGATACTGTCGAAAGATACATCCAATAACAGAAGATTCGGCAGGAAGCCAGATCTTGTTGACACGCGCGGAAGCGAAAAAATAGAAATAGACTACTTTCGCTTTTATGAATCCCTGTACCGGAAGGAGATAACAGACTGGCAACAGGCGCGTATTTCACGCCGCGATCCGTTTAACCCGATCACCTTCCCAATACAGCAACTCTACAAGGACAGCATGCTCGACAACCACTTGCAGGGAGCAATCGAAAACCGTATCCTGCGTATTATAAATAAGGAGTTTGTTGTTAAGGACAAGAACGGAAACATCGACAGGGGCAGATCCGCGCAAATACAGACACGCTGGTTCCGTTCACTTGTACGGAAGGCGATGGAAAGCAAATTCTACGGCTATACGTTAATGTTTATCAACAACATGCAAAGCCCGGAACGCCAAATATTAGAGCTGCCGCGTGAAAATGTGATCCCCGAAAAGGGCGTACTGGTAAAAAATGCTTTCGACCCAAGATCAGCGGCAATTCCATACAGGGAGTTCCCTAACTATTTTCTGTATATCCAAATGGGATATGACGCTTTTGGCGTGCTTGAGAGAATTGCACCCATGACAATATTTAAACGCCACAGCTGGGCGTCGTGGGATGAATTTGAACAGATATTCGGTATTCCTATCCGCGTTGCCCGGACAGCCATACAAACCGAAAAACATAAAAACGAGCTTCAAATGTGGCTTGAAACTATGGGAACAGCCTCTTATGCCATCCTCGATAAACAGGTGGACATTGAGATTAAGGAAAATCAACGCTCCGATGCCTATCAGGTATTTTATCAGAAAATATTAGCTATCAATAAGGAAATAAGCAAAGGGATTGTAGGACAAACCATGACTATGGATGACGGAAGTTCACAAAGTCAGGCAAACGTTCACCTTGCCATATACGACGAAATTACGGCAGCCGATATACAGGATGTTCAGGACTGGGTAAGCGACGACCTGTTCCCGGTACTGCGCTTTTGGGGGTTAGACCTGCCGGAAGGGTACTACATGAGCATCGTTGACAAGGAGGTGTTTAACCCTTCCAAAAAGATTATAATTGATGAAATATTGATGCGTAACGGCTACAATATTAAAACCGAATACATCGAGGAGTTTTACGGAACACCGCTCGACGAAAACGAACCGCGCAGAAACGGCAGCGCAGAACTGTCGGCAAAAACAGGCATCGATACAGGGCTTTCCGATTTTTTCGCATAGGCCTCGCTCATGCGGGGCTTATCAAGGGATTGGAATTGGAAACGTTGTACCACAACGTAGAGACGGATAATTATGTAGAGACGGATAATTATCCGTCTCTACGATGGATCGTTGCCTCCGGCTATTTATACCAATTACGCGCTTTAAATGATATTGCAGCGCTGATTAAGGAAGGAGACGGCGAAGCCGTTAGGCAGGAACTGTTTAACCTGTACAGCAACAACCTTAACAAGGCGATTGGACAGGTTTTTAAACCCGATAGCAACATTCCAAAACACCGCGACTATTACTACAAAATACAGGCAAACACCATTAAGTTTTCAGCATACAAGGCAGAGTACTTTAAGAACGCATTAGAAAATGCGTACAGCAAAAACCCCGATAGCTATAACGCCAACGCCAAAAATATACTGCAAATCGGCAACCGGTATCAGGCAACAGAGTATAATACAGCAGTAGCAAGATGCAGAACGGCAAGGCAATTCAGCAACTTTGAACAGAACAGCGATATTTTACCCAATCTGGAATGGCTGAGAACACGCAGCGCATCCCCACGGGAACTCCACCTTGCATACGTCGGTTTGATCCTCCCGATAGATGATCCGTTCTGGCAACAGAACCAGCCCGGAAACCTCTACAACTGTAAATGCGACTGGCGACAAACTAACAAGCCCGCAACCAAAAGCCCAAAGAAAACCGTAAAACCGGCAAAAGGATTAGACGGAAACCCCGCAAAAACAAGAGAACTCTATACCGATGAACACCCCTACTTTGCCAAAGCAAACGAAGATGCCATCCCCGAACTTGACCGGTTCGTAAGCGATCAGATATTCGACACACAGTTCGACAAAACAAACGAAGGATATTATGTGCATCCGCTATTAGACACAAAAGCCAGCGACTACAATGACTTGACTTTAATTGCCGGCGAGTTTGCAAAACAGGGAAAAGAGGTGTATATCATGCCAAATGTTACCTCTGAAAGCGCTTTATATAATTACCTGTTTAGAATAAACGGCGTATATAAAAATAAACGTCCTGATTTTCTAATCAATGGAAATTTTTACGATTTTAAAAGTTATGAAGGGAAGTGGAAACAGTCAAAATTAGGGAATATGCTTACTAAAGGAAGAGGACAAGTTGATAGAATAATTATTGATTTAAGAAAATACAATGTATCTACCAGATATATTAAGGATAATATTATTCAAAGAGTAAGTTTTGGGCAAGATATTAAAGAAGTGTGGGGATTAATGCCGGGTGAAACGTTAGAACTGATATATCCATAAAAAGCAAATGTCCCTTAAACGGAAGTTTAAAGGACTCTACTGGGAGCCGTTCACGCTGAACAACGGTGCAAAAATACAATTTTTTTAATACAAACAAAACTCTTAATTTTTAATTCTTAATTTTTAACTGAAAAAGAAATGACCCTTGAAGAACATATTAAACAGTTAAAAC